CGCAACAAGGTCACAGCCTCAGGCAGCAAATAGAGCGTGAGATAAAGAAGGACAGTAGTCCTGGTTATCCTTACGTCAAGCTTGGGTCTACTAATGGTGAAGTTCTGGCTAACTTCGGTGATTTGATTTGGAACACAGTAATAGCGAGGTTGAACCTCTGGATACAGTACGATGGCAACTATCAGGACCTCACGGCCGAACAGCTAGTTAAGCTGGGCATGTGCGACCCTATCAAAGTCTTCATCAAAGACGAACCACATAAGCAAGCAAAACTTGCTGAAGGACGTTTGCGGATCATCGCGAGCGTTAGTTTGGTAGACCAAATTGTGGAACGCGTTTTGCACTACAAGCAGAACAAAATGGAGATTGAGAAGTGGGACGAATGTGCTTCAGCACCAGGAATGGGACTACACGACGATGGAATGCAAGCAATTGCAGCAAATATTCTAGAGTTGTTGAGTTATACTGGCGAGATCATGGCTACGGATGTGTCTGGATGGGACTGGTCAGTTCAGGAGTGGGAGTTGAGAGATGACATGGAAGTGCGAATCCGGTTAGCGAAAGCTAACAACAATGGAGATTATGCGCATTTGTGTCGCGTCAACGCAATGGTCGTCGCTAGATCGGTTTACACGGATCCTGACGGTCTTTGTTGGGCTCAAACAACACCCGGAATCCAAAACAGCGGAAGATATTGTACGTCTAGTAGTAACTCAAGAATGAGAGTTATCCTGACGTGCATGGCGCGCCTCAAGGCCGGTCTTCCCGTTTTGGTGAACGGTAGAGTCGGGATAAAGGCCATGGGAGATGATTCGATCGAGGTGAGCTTCCCCCAAATACTTGACGAGATGGTCAAGCTAGGACACAAAATTGGCGAGAACGCCATCCAAACCACAGTCGAGGGCACTGAATTTTGCTCTAACGTGTGGCACGCGGATGGCTTTGCTGAACCTGTGGCCCCGGCCAAAACTGTCTTTAGGTTTTTGAGTAGACCAGAAGGGGATGACACATATTCTGAATTGTGGGGTCAATTGGCGTGGTATTTACGGCACCTTAATCATTCCTTGAGGGAGTTAGTTCAGAAGTTGGCAGAGGATCGTATTGACAGATCCATAAAAGTAAAGGAAAAGCTTTCAAGCACAAAAACATTGTAAAAGAGGGAATTCGTAGAAATGGCG